CTGGATGCAAGGCCAAAATTGGCTTCTCTTATGAGAGAAGTTTCCAGGGGAGACCCACATCGGGTCTTAGTTTAGTTCCACGAACCCTTACAAAGGTTACGTGCGGTGAGTGCCTTCCAGGACTCACCGAACTCGGGGCTTTCGCCACAAGCGGAAGTGATCCAATCCCAACGTGAACTGGACCGCTGCCTAACTTGGGTTTTCCGGAGATTAACTCTAAATCCGACGAAACCCATCCTAATGTAACCAGCCACAAAGGAGAGTAGTAATCCGTCTGGGTTGGAATTCCAACCCTCGCGAACCAAGTCGTCTCTTTTCTCAACTTTTGAAAGGTCTAGCTGATTAGGTAAACTGTACAAGAATTTGTACAGCACCCCACCAGTATGTTTGTCATACCTAGGCCTATCGACCAAATCGAGCGGAACCTTGATTCCGTGTGAATCGTCCTCTTCGAAGGGAACCGGCAAAAACCGACACCCCTTTAGAAGATACTGGACAAGACACACCAAGGGCACGCCCCACCTAGCCGACCATCGGTTAAGACGGTTGATGGCTGAGTACAAGTCGCCTACGTCGTTAAGCGCTCTTAAATAGACGCCTCTGACGTTGTGACCATTGAAGTAATCATGGCCACACGACTCACGGAACAGTCCTTGATTAAAGGACTTGTCATGGTTAACGGTGAAACCAGTGAGAAACAACAGCCTGCAGACAAGGTTGTAAGCCTCCTTACAGACGATTATGTCATCACCGAAGACCGCGAAGTTACTGCGGTCATTCCGACGCCCTCGAAAGTGATGGTGTTTCAATCCCAGCACTTTGTAGGCTCCTATGACAATAGCAGAAAAGAAAATTGTCTGAAGTGGGAAAGTAAATGCATTCCCCATCGACGACAACATATGTAACTCCGTCGACGTGCCATCTGGAAGGATGGTTACAGGGGTCCTAAATGCGCAGAGGACATCAAAAACTCTACGCGGGAAGAACTCCCGTACTACGCCGAGTGAGAGCGAATCGGAGGCACTTGAGAGATCAATAGTACCGAACTCTCCGCTAACCGATCCTATCTGAGCAAGTCTCGAGTTCTCGTCGGGCTGATTGGAGAGGTTGATTCCAACTACCTCTACCAGCCGCCGTTCAAGAGCACCCTGGACACCCTTCTGGAAAAGCATATTCAGAATGGGCTCAGTACATATGGTTCTGCTAATTTCCGATGTTTTCGGAACAAAACTCAGACGACTACCTTTTACAACCTCTTCACCCAGTCTATTCGAGCGCGAAATTTCAGTAGCGCTCCAAGTAGGGTTACAAGAGATTGCCTGCACGTAAAGCTTATGCAGAGAAGGGTTACTGCTCGTCAATGCGCTGTTAGCTAACTTCGTGAAGAAGTCAGTTCGCTTAGCACCAACGGAAGCTCCGGGACCAACGCCTATAGTCTGCTCAATTTCTGGCAGACTTAGTACGAAATCTCGGTGAGACCAAAAAGGCTTCCCGTATTCACAAAATGGGTAACCCTCTCGCACCGGATGATAACGCATATCCGGATAGAAGAACTTGTCAAGGAAGGCTTTTACCTCCCCTAACGCAATTTCTTCGATCTCTGTGCGGGGATGGATCTCGGACGCAAAAGTTTCACAGCGCGCATTGACCTTCAAAAAGAGGTCTAACGCAGCGGCGTCACCAGCAGGGGTCGTCCCGCGCGAAGAAGGTATAAATTTCTTCGTCAGGGTTTTGACCAGCTGTGACATCGCAAACTGTTTGACGCCTTGTCCGGGATACTGGTTCAATGAACCGTTCCACCCAGCAGCTAGTAAATCTTCAAAAAGCAGGGAGTGCAAGGTAACAGCGGAAGTACGCATGTCCATTTCTCCTCTGACAACGTGCGAAATGAGCTAGATGATCCCGCTCACCAGTGTGTCCCCAGTTCCAGCGGAAAGCTGGTTGAGGGCACCGATGAGTAGGCTACACATAGCTCGGAGGTTTGCCGCATCGGCAGTGTCTGAGCCGGCTGGAACTGAAAGCTCCACTCGACCCATGCCCACGCTGAACGGCTGACCTGCTAGGGGCAGTACGCCCTTACGGCAGTTCACCTTGTACACGTTGACAGGAACGTCACGAATCAAACCGTTCAAGTTGGGTTTTCCAAGAACTTTGAAAACCCGAGGCCTGACGACGGTGATCGTGAATGGACTTGCTACGCTGTGCGTTAGCACGCCGGCCTGCGTCCCGCCCAACGCCGACACCGCGAACTGACGCCCATTGATATCGGGCGCTATATCCGCGATTAGCGTGTAGGTTGGGGCCGTGAAACCGGTCTGGGCTCCCCCAGTTACGGGAGAGGTAAGGAGCATTGACATGCTCATTCCTTTAAGGAGAGATTAAGAGTCACAAACGGTAGTTTCGCCGCCTGAGCCTCTGAGGGTTCATGTCGATACCCACCTGATCCATCAACGCCGCGCAGTTGAAAAGCTGCTTGTCGCTAAACGGTAGGGTGAAGTATATTGAGGGCACATCTACAGTAGATGCGTTCCTCGACCATGAACTTCGCGACCACTTGGATAAGCCAGACGACCCTGTCAGATTCTTTATTTGCGTTACAGGAATGTACTTAGTGATCTCCGCGGTGTCGAATATCCAGTACGCCATTTTGACGGACTTGAGTATCGTACTCTTCGCAGACCATGTCAGTGCACTCGTATCTGTAACTGAAGCTGACAGTATCTCACCAATATTGGTGAAGTAGTCGATCAGAAACGACCAAGGGAGAAGCTCCCAAGCAGTCGGTATAAATTCACTCGGAGTAAAACCAAACCGAGCAAACCGATCTGTGTAGGTCGTCGCAGCTTGAACTCTCACGGCTCCCCTATAACGCACGGTCGTGTGGTGAGTATGTCTCTGAACAGATCTCATCCAGAGGTGACTCCCACTAACCATGAGCTGGGGTAATGTAATAGAACTGCTCAGCTTGGCATCTTGTGCACCAGAAGATACCTTCGCAACCCGATCAAGTTCGATCAAGCTATCGAAGGCGTTCCTGGCGTCAGCGATGTCATGCATGAGCGGGTCCCACCCGAAAGACTTTTCAAGCCAAAGTCCCGATGCGATCTTACCGAGATTGCGCGCGTAACGTGCCGGCTCTTTGCGAAAGTAGCGCTTCCGATTATTCTGGTTAGCGCGTTTCACATTGTTGAGGTAGTCACTCATGCTCTCCCACAATGCTGCAGCGGGTTTGGATAGCATGCGCTTAGTTTGTCGCAATTCACCTAGAAACGTTGGTCCAGACATAAGGACCGCGGCCTTTCGGATCTCTGCTAGAAACTTAGCAGCAGCTCTGGCATCTGCAATACTGGAGTATGGATTAAATACGGGTTCTCCGAGGTAGTGTGCAGTATCACCGTACACCTCTTCGGTACGAAGTCCGAACCCATCAGCTTTATCGTAGTCCAAGTGGACACGAAATCGCTGGTTCTCCAAGGAAGAGAATATACCGTTCGCAGAAGTTGTTGCATTTCCCGCGGACGATATGACGCGCTTGTAAGTTGGCAATCCAACACCAGTCCTCGTGCGGGTAAGCAGCTTGACCGAGGTCAAGAGATTCAGCTTACGCTTCGCAGGATCGGTGGAGTCAGTCAACTTATACCAAACGCGACAGCCATATCTTATGGTTTTATCCTTGGTGAACGCCATGCAGTCCTCCAGAAAAGGGCGAAAGCCCCACGGTTATCCCGTGGCAGTAAAACCTACCGAACTTCGTCGTGTCAGATAATCCCCTCACGGGTAGAGGGAAAGTCGAAGTCGCTGTCAGACTTTCGTGTGGCCATCTTGGCCTCATTCGAGCCTAGCAACGCGTTCAACTCTCCATAGTCGAGATTCATCCTCTTAAGCGTTTCGTACGTTTTCGAGAAATCCTCGACGATCATCTTGACGTCGGTGAAAGTATACCCCTGACGCAAAGCTACACGCCCGATCGTGACCGCAACTTCGCGCTCATTGAACGAGTCATTATGCGTCGTTTTAAGGGTACGCTCTAGAGCCAGCAGTGCGATTAAAGTCGACTTAACAGTCATTTGATCAGTCTCCACACGGTTGGTAAAAGGGACATGAGCTTAGCGATCTTCTCGCCGGTCGAGGTACTCAGTAAGCCGAGAACCCCTAAGGCAGGAATCGCGACAGCTATCATCCCAAAGGAGAACCTTCTCACGAAGGAGCCTCTCTGTCCAAGCCAAATCCTCGATCTCTTTGACGAGTTCGAAGTAGGCGGCCCGGAACGCGCTCTCGTTTTCGACCCACGCACGTCGCATTTCTGAGACGTACGCGAGGTCAGACTGGAACTTGTGACGGGTTTGGACATTTGGCATAAACTCCTCTCTAGTTAATCACCGAAGTGACGGAGCCGGT